AATCAAGGCGCACATTAAGATGAGAACATGGTAAGCGTGGAAGTTTTTGACAAGAGATTAGACCGCATCGAGTCAAAGCTCGATCAGGTTTCCCAAACTCTGGCGCATCTGGCACGTATCGATGAGCGGCTCACTGGAGGTCATAAGAGAATAGATCGACATGAGCAGAGGCTTGACATGCTAGAAGATCAACAGCGTACGGTTGAGACTCGAATCGCGGAGACCATGGGAAAGTCAATGATCGTTGAGCGTGGAGCGTGGATAGTCTTCGCGGCTGTAGCTACCGCCATTGCTCAGATTTTTTGAATTCGGGGAAAAAAGAACCCAACACCCCAGTGCCGAATCCCCATAGGGAGATACATAGAGATGATAGAGATTGATAAGACCCTCAAACCTTTGACGTTCAGGCAGGAGAGATTCGTTAGTGAGTTCGTAGCTACTGGCAATGCTACAAGATCCGCAGAGACAGCAGGGTATGCTCATCCAAATCATCAGGCGTTCAGGTTGTTGGTTAATATTAGTGTTAAGGCGGCTATTACAGCCGAAAGGAATAGGTTAATGCAGGATTCAGAGACAAAACTCGCGTCCTATGTCGCGCAATTAGAAGCAGAGAGTCGAGACGCTGACCAATCAGGAACTCGCGTTAGAGCCTTGGAATTGTTGATAAAGGTGTTGGGCGGTTTCGCCCCAGAGAAGCAAGAAGTTACAAGCTTTCACGGGGCTTTTCTGGCTGATTTAGACCTAGAAGAGGACGAATTGCCGGAGCTTCTGACAGAGAACTCCAAGGATATCAGTGGCTTGCATTAGGAGAACTCAACCTCAATAAGGTTGTGCTATCGATACCCAGTGCAACACGCATGTATTAGAAGGTAGTAGGGGGGAGGGGTAGAGGTATGGAGCTACCCGCGTTCGCGCATACGGTTCCATGTCGGCTATACCACGAAAAATTAGCAAAATATTGAAAATAGGCTTTTAAAAAATATACAGAGTAAAAATATGAAACAGCTTTTGATGACAAAAGATATAGCAATGGAATACCTATCTTTGGATGAAGAGGCGTTTGACAGGTTTATAAAGCCACATGTCACAACATTACGATTTGATGGGCTTATTTTGTACTTATCAGATCAATTAGATGAGGTTGTATACGATTTGATTGATGAGTCACCAGTAGTTAAAGGATTCCAACTGCACCTCGTTGAATAGGGGGGCGGTCAATATGAGAGTACCTATTTAAATATATATTGAAATATACAAAGGTAATTTAAAAATGAAAGGTGTTAAGCATTACAAAAGAGATGGCACTGTCCATAACGGTTCGATGCACAAGATGCCTAATGGCACGTTGCATTCTAACAAGACCCACACAAAAACAAGTGTGAGATTGTTTCACTTGAACGAGCTTTCCAAGACAGCACAAGTCAAAGCGAAAAAGGGCTAATTCATGGCAACACCCAGAAAAGGCAAGGCAAAGGTAAAAGTCACTGCTAGCGGCAAGAAGGTCTCATATGGGCAAGCTGGTAAAGCCAAAGATGGTAGCCGTAGAGTGCAAGCTGGAACGTCCAAGGGCGATGCTTATTGCGCTCGTAGTTTAGGCATTAAAAAAGGTTTGTCTGCAAAAAAACGAAACGACCCTAATTCCCCAAATAATTTATCACGCAAGCGTTGGAAATGTTCTGGCGCAAAATCTAGGAGATAGTTATGCCCCCGTCAGGAAAAGGTACATACGGTAAGACAGTAGGAAGACCCCCTAAGAAAAAGCCAGTGGTCGTTAAAAAACCCAAAAAGAAAAAATATTAACAGGAGATGAAGAGGTCAAACAAAAACGGATTGTATTCCAACATAAATGCTAAGAGAGCCAGAATCAAAGGTGGATCTGGTGAGTCTATGAGAAAGGCTGGCGAAGCGGGTAGACCGACTGCCAAAAATTTTAAAAACGCGGCTAAGACGGCTAGAAAAAAGTGAGCGATCATAGAGAAACGCTCTACGGTAAGGGCGATTTAAGGCGTCCAAGAGATGAAGATAACTGGTCTAAAGGTTATGACTCTATTAAGTGGGACTCTGAAAAAGATAATCAGGAGAATGAGATTGAAGACGATAACGCTTGAGCGTTTTTGTTATCACCCTGAGGGTACTCTAGGTGTGCTTAGATTCGATTCTCAGACGTTTTATTCTATAGAGCGTCCTTGGAAGAACAACGCCGTAAGTTTCTCCTGTATCCCTGAGGGGACGTACCAGACACGCTGGCGTAAGTCACCTAAGTTTGGTGAGACTTGGGAGATACAAGATGTTCCTAATCGCACTTATATTTTAATTCATGCGGCAAATTATGCGAAGGATGTGCATGGTTGCATCGGTCTTGGAACCTATTTGATGGGTGATAAGGTTGCCGTTAGTCAAAGCAGGATAGCTGTAGGCTTGTTTGAGAAGCTTACAAGAGAGATGGAATGGCAACTGGAGATAAAAAATGCTCCGTTTGCGGGTCTATAAAATCTGCTAGCCATTACGGATTAAAGCAATCGCAGTGCAACTCTTGCAGAGCGGCACTTAACAAGAAGAAAGCTAACCTTAGCACCGATAACTTTTTGTTTTTCAAGTTAACTAAATTAAGGGATAGACACCGAGCTAAAAAATTTGAGGGTGATGTAATCACTTTAGAAGATTTACAGCTTTTGTATGAATCGCAGGGCGGTAACTGTGCTTTAACTGGTTTACCGATGTATGCCACCACTGATGAGTCTGACCTTGCGGTGAGTGTTGACAGAATAGATAACAGTTTGGGGTATGTATTAGGCAACGTCAGGCTGGTATGCAGTCGAGTTAACCTAATGATGAGCAATTTAGACGATGCACACTTTACATGGTGGTGTCGAGCGGTGGTAAACCATATTGGAAATTGAACAGATTGCGGCTAAATTCAAGGGAAATCTCCCTTTATATGCCAAAAATGTGCTGAAAATCGTAACAAAAGAGGGCGAATCCGTCCCTTTTGTCCTTAATGCGGCACAGTTATATGTCCATAATCGGCTAGAAAAACAGCTAAAAGAGCAAGGAAATATACGAATGTTGTGCCTAAAAGCGCGACAAACAGGTATTTCTACCTATGTGCAGGGACGAAACTTCTGGAAAGTGACACAAAATCGAAATGCTAACGCATTTGTACTGTCTCACTTAGCGGAATCCACTAACGCAATCTTCAACATGGTGAAGTACTTCTATGACAATGTCCCGCATCCTGCGTTTAAGCCGCCGCTCGCTAGTCAGTCGGCGTCAACGCTGGTTTTTGATGAAATCAATTCAAGATACAGGGTTGGAACCGCAAGGTCTACGCAGACAGGGCGGGGACAAACCAACAGATTCGTTCACGGATCAGAAGTTGCCTTCTACCCCCAAGGATCAGACATAGTCGCTGGTCTATTGCAGACTGTCGGCGGAAAAAAATCTGAAGTTATTCTTGAAAGCACGGCGAACGGAGCTGGCGGCTGGTTCTATGATCAGGTGATGAAAAGCCTTAGAGGCGAGACTGAGTGGATAACCTGTTTTATACCGTGGTTCTGGATGCCCGAATATAAAAGGAAGCCCTCGCCGTATTTTGAGGCAACACCCGAAGAATATAAATTAGCACAACGATACAACCTCGATGACTCGCAACTATGCTTCAGAAGAGCCAAGTTAGATGAGTTAGGCGGCACTGATTTATTCTGTCAGGAATATCCCAGCACTCCGCTTGAGAGTTTTTTAACATCAGGCAGATGCTTTGTCGAGGATATTCATTTAACCACAGCAGAAAATGACTGTTACACGCCTGACTTTGTGGGAGACATGTTACAAGGATCTCTTTCCGAAAGATCACTAGAGCCTTACAGGGAATGGTATCCACCATTGACTGAAGATAGCTACACCATAGGCGTAGACGTTGCTGAAGGATTATCTTATGGCGATTACTCTTGCGCTCAAGTTTTAGACTCTGAAGGTAGGCAAGTTGCTTGCTGGCATGGGCATATAGAC